TCACCAAAACTACTATTAGAAACTAAACCTATTGTTTCGCTGCAATCTCTTTTTCTTAAGCCTTCTACAATAGAAGACATTCCATTAATTTGTATTTCTGCTTGAGAAGGATCACGTTGAGCATCAGGTTGTTGACTAATGCCTTGAGCTAAATTTGGTATTGAATAACTTGTTAAAGAACTCATAACCTATACGCTGTACCTATTCTTCTTGTTGCCAAGCCCATAGCTGGGTCATAAGTAGGAAATGGCAGATAATTACGACCACCAGTTAAAATATTTGGAACTTCTTGCTGCTGCTCCATACGTTCTAAAACTATCTTTGCGTCAAGTTCATCTTTAGATGTGTATTTAAATAAAGCATCAGATCCTAATACACGATCAGAAAATACTCTTGCAGCTCTAATTGTTATCCATCTATTAAATGCTTCTGGTACATCATCCCAGGCTAATAACCATATAACATCAGCTTTTATTTCATTAACAGTAGCTTCCATCGTATATCTTCTTTCTTGCAAGTCATATATTTTTTGACCTCTTAATTGATAGCGACCAGCATACAAATATGGATCTAATGCAAATTGCAAAATATTTTCTGGAACTTTAATTTCTCCAGTATTTGAATCTTTTTGAAAAGGATATTGAAATTCTGTATTCCAACTCCAACCTTTTGTTTGTCCTTCTTTGTGAAATTCTAATATTGTTCTTTCTGCTTGCTTTGAATCATCTATTTGTTCTGTTTCTAAACTATTTATAGGCTGCTCTCCAATATTTTCCAGCAAGACATTTACTGCGTCTAGTAACGTAGTACGACCCTGTGTAACTGATTGGTTTCTAATGCCCATAGTTATTTACACATGTGTTGAGTATATTCTACAAGAATAAGAAAAAAGAGCCAGTAAGTGACTCTTTTTAGACCAAAGTATGCAATTTGATATTAAATCAAATTTATGGAATTACAACTTTACATGCAGATTCAGCTCTTAGAACACCCATGCCTAATGCTTGACGAGCAACCATTAAGTCAGCTTGGTGCTGTACTCTAAATTCTTCACCTGTCATTTGTAGTTGTGGAGATAGTAGTGATACAACTCCTACAGCTTCTTTGTTAAAGATAAGACCTTTGCATTTGCTTAGGTTTTGTGCGTAATCAGAGTTATGATCACCAGCTACTAATGAATAGTTTGCCTGTGTAACGTGATTAGACATCAAGATTGGAATACCAGCAACTTGCAAGGTACGGCCATCTGCAATAGTTCCGCTACCGCCAAAGTCAGCGTTAATAGCTCTGGATGACTGTGTAATCAAGTAGTAATCTTCAGGGCCAAAAATAGCACACATGTCTTCAATGCTTACATCTTTAGATTCAAAACCAACTCTGGCATCAAAGATTGCATTAACAAGAGCATCGCCTTTTGCCTGGCGAGTAGCACCAGAGGCTGTGTAGTCTGTACCAAGTGTTATGCCTTGACCAGTTCTACCGCTGTTAGATGATTTATTTAAAGGCTCAGTAGCATTAGAAGCAGCAGCAAAAACCATTCTTGCAACACGCTTATCATATTCTACGGCTAAAGCCCTTCCCAATTCGGTTGTATAAATTTGTCTAACATCAAAGTAAGACATTAATTCATCAACTTCCAGGATCGCAACGTCTGCAACCATTAATGCGTCAAGATTAATGATACGCTCATTTAAATCTGAAGGATCGTTGCCGTCACCTGTAATGACAGTACCTGGTTGATGATAGGAGGCACTTAGCTTGCCTGTAATTGGGAAGGCCACGGATTTGCCTCCTCTTATGTTTCTTTCTCTAGTTTTGCCTTTAAAAACGCAAGCTCTTTCAAAAGCATCGAGAACCTCGGCAGAACCGAGTTTGAGCATTAAGGCTCTGTCTGTATCAAGACCAGTAGCTCCAGCTTGCCAGGTGGCAGCAGAACCCTTAATCTGACCCAGACGGCTTAAAGTTACAGCCATGTGGATAAAAAATTAAATTTACAAAATACTTTTAGTTCGCCTAATTCAATAACATCCACAGGTTATCCACCTAAGCGGGCCTGGTGCTTGAAATGCTAACTGCTTTTAATATACTAAAAAACGTCAGAATTGAGTAGTATTTTTGCAACTTTGTCTCTATAAGCTTCGTCAACGTCATATAACCTTTGACCTTTACTGTTAGTTTTATTCATTGCATCTAAAACCTGTTGCTTGCTTTCATATCTATTTTCCGTTGGTACATTTCCACCTCCATAAAGTTTTGGCTCAACTACAGCTCCAGGGGACTTCATTTGCGACTGAAAAAATTTTAATGCCCATGTAGCAGCTTCTTTGTTTGTATCTGCTATTTGGTTGTATTGATCCAATACATCTTTATCAACATTTTTTTCAGCCCATTGAGTAACTTCTTTAAATGCTTCATCCCCGCCAATAGCGTTTCTTACCTCTACTCCATCTTCAGGTGTTAATCCAGCAACAGGTGCTTGCGATTGCTGTGCAGCATTAACATAGTTTTCTACTACAGCTTTAGGAACATTAAAAACTTCGGCTAAAGTATCAAAGTTTTCACTAATATCTTCGCCGCTATCAGCTCTCTTCATTATATCTGCCATATCTAAACCTTTTTCTGCCAAAGCTTCTACATATTCTTTTCCATATAACTCAGAAGCCGTTTCTGCCGTATAATTTTCGTCAGGTTGATTTGTAGTTGGCGGTTCTGCTGGTGGTTTTTCTTGTTGCTGCCCAACACGTTTTTCTAATTCTGTATAAGCTTTTGCTAAATCTTCCTGAGTATTGAATTTTCCTAAAATTTTATTATCAGACTGTGCAGCCTCTTGTTCTTGAACAAATTCTTCTAATAAATTTTCTTGTCCTGGTGCGACAATACCCTCTAATTGTTCAGGTGTAGAAATTTGAGGACTGTTTGGAGTTTCGGTCATGGTTATTCAGTAGGTGTTTCTGTTGGAGCTTGCATTTCTTGCGTCATTTGTGCCGCATTTGCAAGTTTTTGTGGATCAGCCATACCTGATTGCATGGCTTGTTGTGCTAGAGCTAATTGTTGTTGCTGTTGCATTTCTTGCATCAACTCTTGCTCGGATTTTACCAATCCAACTATATCAATACCCATAGAATAAGCTAGACGTTTTATTAATTCAGAAGGTTTAACATAAGTTGCTAAAGCTTCTGGGCCCATTGTTTGACCTAATGTTTGAACAAACCTAACTAACTGCTCTAAATCATTACCTCTACCTACTGCTGATAAGCCAACAGTTATTACTGGCTGTACTAAATCAGATGGTAATTTTGGCACTTTACCTTCTCTAGTTAAAATATCTAGTTTGCGAGCAACATAAGGTATTTGAAATTCTGTACTTAAAATAGAATAAATAGAACCTAAACTATTTTCTATTTGCAATGCTTGAAGTCTTACTTCTTCTGCTGTAACTCTTTCTGCATCTCTCATGTCAGCTAACATAAAAGCTTGAGATAATCGCATTTCTATTTGTTGTTTAGCCTGCATTGCAACTGACATGTCCTGACTTTTCTGCACTTGTAATGCCAATACGTCATTTGGATCGCCAGTAACAAAACTACCGTTAGCAGCCCTAGCTAAATCCGCTGCTTTTGTAACTCCTGACGGTTTTGTAAGAAATAAAACTTTAGATGACGCTAATGCACCTTCTGCTATTGCCTGGCATAATGCTTCAACTGTTTGTAAATCTGCTAAAGCTGCACTTTCTACATAAGACACACCGTATGCTTGACCATCTACTCTTGTCATGCGTAAAGGTAGCCAGGGCGATCTATCTTTTGGTGCTTTACCTTCTGTTCCTGGTACAATTTTATTTTTTACTTCTTGATGCCAGTAAACTTGACCATCTCTCCATTCAATATGCGTATATAAACGACATTTCTTTTCACTATCTGGCTGGTTGTTGTAGTCATCTTCTTCTACACCCGCTAGTTCTTCATCCTCTTGCATTAACATGTCTTTTATAACAGCAGGCAATACTTCATAGGCTAATTCTTCGCAAATAACAGATTCCATAGGATTACCCATAGGATCTCTTGTAATTACAAATCTATTAAGATGAAATACACGCAAACCTTCGCTTGCTACATAAAGCATGGCATTGCCGCTAACAATCAGATGCAATAAAGCTTCGTGAAACACAACCCTGTCATTACTGGCTTCAATTTCTCTTAAAACCATTCTTTCTATTCTGCTCAATGCTTCTTCTGTCGCAGATTTTTCATCAGGGCCAACACCTTGCTTGGCTAACTCTCCTTCGTCTAACGAAAACCTAAACATCTGTTGCGTTGGAGGTAGCAATGCAAGCAACATACGGCTTGCAAGGTTAAGAACTCCTCTTGGGCCTATACCGTTCCAGGGTACAGGATAATTTTCTTTTGAATTATATGTAGGTTCTGCTGACTCTGGAATTAAATATGGCATTGTTAATCTGGCACAAGTCCTGGCTCGATCAAGATGATAATTTCTGTCTTGCTCATGAGTTCTATAGAACTTCTCAGCCATAGCAGTAGATGTAGAATAAACCATAGTTAGACAGCAATGTTTGCACCAGATCCAGCGTCTGATTGACTACCAGAACCAATTTTTAATGATGTACGAGTTGTTTTAGCACCTCGTCTTGTTCTGTTTCTTGTATCGACTTGAGCTGTTTGAGCTCTTCTTGGATCTTCGGATAATATTTTTAAAGATCCAGTAACAGCTTGCCCTCTGGCTCTGATACCGCCTAATATTGCTTCTTGCTCTGCTCTAAGACCAGCAGCTTGTGATTTCTGGCCTGCAATTATCTGTGCTTGCTCTGCCTGCATTGCCTGCAAACTTGCTTGTTGTTGCGCAGCAGTAGCTTCTCTTTGTATCTTTAACCTCTCCAGTTCAGCTCTTTTTTGTGCCGCCAAACGATCAGCTTCTGCCTGTGCTCTTGCTGCGGCCTTATCAACTCTATGCTGTTTTTCTCTTTCAATAGCTTTACGACCTTCATTAACGGCAAAACCGCCTGCAACTACTTTTGCTATTGGTACTACTGCTGGTGCACACATAATTATACTCCTATATTAAGGCCAGCACCTTCACTAGCTGCCATTAAAGATCTATTTATTTTTAATGTTTTTACTGGTTTATTTTTCTTAGGTTTTGCCGCTGTGGTCTGTGCATTTGTTGGTAAATCTGCTTGCTGAGTCGTTGTAGCGTAAGTAGAGGTTTGTTGTGCGGCAGCAGCGGCAGCAGCGGCAGCCTGCTCGTTACCAAGCTGCTCCTGGAGCTGTGCAGTCTGAGCATTAGCAGCATCAATCTGACTTTGTAATTGAGTTTGAAAAGTTTGTTGCTGCATATTCATTTGTTCTTTAAAAGCGTCTAAAGAAGCTTGATTTGCTGCAATTTCTTCATCACTTGGCCCTTTGTAAACAATATCTGGGGCTTGCGGTGTACCAAAACACATAATTAAACTCCTAAGTGTTGTAAGTGAGGTTTAGACCAGAGCCAGAACCTTGTTTTGTGGCTGTTTTTCTGCGTATTCGCAAACCACTTCTACCTTTTCCTTTAATACCTCTGGCTTCAGCACCAATTTTTGGTGGTTCTGCACTTTTTTCTGGAGGTGGAGGCCCAGCTAAAGCCATTAATTGCCTTACTTGGCGATCAACATTATTAGCTGTTATCTGTTTTTGTGTATTTAACGCTTGCAAAACATCTTGTTTTTCTCGTAACGAAGCCGTCAGTTGATTCTGTATCAACATAGTTTCGTTATTCATTTGTGCCTGAATTGCTTCTTTTTGCAAATCAAACTGCTTGTCGTAAGCGTTATAGTCTGGTTTTGTGATTGTTCCTGGACTACCACCACCAAAACACATCAGATAACCTCCAAATTTAAAGGATTTTGTTCCTGGGCTTCATGTTGAGCTATCAAATACCTAACAACAGATGCTTGACCAGCTCTAAACCACACCTCTTTGTCACTCAGATCAAGGCTTGGTGACTTATCTGGAAACTTTTCTGCTAAAACAGCAAGTAATTTCTTATCAATAGTTGGAAAATAAGACATTACAGAGGTGTAATACTCTTTAGATTACCCTTTTTGCATGAAATATGTAACCTTTTGGCATAATATAAATAATATATTGCATATATGTAAACAAAATGGCTGAATTATCAGAACTTTACGCAGAAATGCACGAATTAGTAGCAGAACAAGTACTAGAAGATTTAAGAGACGGAGATCGTAAGGCAAGACAAGAAGCAATGCAGCTTTTAAAGCAAAATAATGTAACTGCTACAGCAGCAGAAGGCAGTACATTAAAAAAATTAAAAAATAAACTTGATTTTACAAGTCTTGCAGATAAAGTTGTACCTCTTACTGCCCCACCGTCAGTCTCTTGACACCTCCGTAAGATTTACCAGTAATAGGTTTTCTAGTCCAACCCATACATATTGCATCAATAGATCCTACTGTTTCATCCATCCAGGCATCTAATTCTGCATCTGCTAATTCATCAGTTCTAGCTTTTTGTGCCAAAATTTGATCCTGTGCAGCAGATTCGACAAAAAATCCACATGCAATAGCTAAAGCATCTAATCTATCGTCAAAACTTAAGCATCCTTTTTCTGCGGTAAGACGGCTTGCCTGAAAAAACAAACTCCTGGAGTAACCATGCTCAGGATCATCGTCATGCAACCTGTAATCATTTCTTATAACTTTACTTGTAACAACTAATCTATGCTGTTGTATTAATGGGCCTAATACATCACAAAGTCTATGTTCTTTTCTAATGTTATGCCTTACTTCCTCAATAGTTACAGGATGACTTCTTAATAAATGCGGTTTGAGCAATGCAGAAAACATGCCGTCACCCATATTTGATTCAGCAATTACATAATTTACATCCCATTTATGTGCAACATCAGCTAAAAACTTTAAAACTTCATCTGCATAGCCAAGAGTAGAGCCACCTGATTCTAAAAGAAACATATTACCGTTTAACTCAGCGAC